AAGAACGCCCGCCTCGCTTGCGTGACGCTTGGGTTCAGCCTGTCTGAGGCCTGTATCGTATTGTTGAGCGTGTGGTTCACGACATGGCGGTACGGTGGGATGACCGTCGCCAGCCGGGTCAATTCAATGATCTCGACTGCCGTGAACGTAGCTGTCGCAGAGCTTGCCGGAGCTTCGACGCGGCCGACTTCGAACTTGCCGTCGCGTTGAAAGCCGTAGAACGCGCCAATGCTTTGAGCCAGCGCATCAAGGACCGGCTGCATCGTCGTCGACTTATCGATGTAGATGCCGACCGTCGCATTGTTCGCAGTATCAAGGGCAGAGAATGAGGCGGTGTCCAAGTCACCACCGTCAGCCAAGCCACCATAGGTGGTGACGATTTCACGAATGATTTCTCCAACCGTTCTCTTGTAGCTGCCCGAGGGCTTCGCCCCCTGCACGTCGCAAGTGATCGTGCCAGTAGAGGCTGACGCCAGCGTGAAGCGACCATTGGTAAGATCAGCCGTGAAATCGGAACCGCTGAGCGCAAGGCCGTCCTTATAAATTGCATCGATGGCCTCGATCTGACCGTCGTGAACTTGGTAGATGAAGTTCGACTGGTCGACATAGACCGGCGAGATGTTTTTGACTTCACCGAAGCACAAGGGCTTCGGCTTGCCTTCGAGGTCGCTTCCGCCTTCGGTGCCACCGGTCCCGGCATAGAGGGTCGCCTGTAGAGGGCTTTCGAACAGAAGCTGCTTGTCTTTCAGCCTCACTGAGACTGTCAGGTCGTCGAACTCGATGCTGTCTGAGGTTCCCGAGAAGATCGTCGAGTAGCCTGAGAACGCATCGCTGTCGGAACCAATCTTCACGACAACGGCGCGCCCATCAAAGGCGTAGCCCGCCATGGCATCGAGGCCACCGTCAGCGTTGTTGAGAACTAAGTTCCCGAAGCTCGTTTGGCTGCGACCACCAACACGACCCGACGCGAACATCGAGCGAGAGAAGTTGATCGGCTCGATGATGCGAGCCTCGTATAGCGTAGAGGCTGGCGTATCTATGCCAGCCGTGATGAAGCCATGATCAGAGACACGGATGGTTGTGGCCGCCGTGCCCGCGATGTCGTAGGCACCGATCTCCGCAAGATAGCGTTTGATCGAGTACGGATCGGCAACGAGGTCTGCGAGTGCCATTAGGCTCGTGCACCAGCAAGAGCGCCGCCCGCTAGAGCGCGAGATAGCGACCGTCTTAGAACAGAAACCTCGTCGCGAACTTCTTTGACCGCACTCACAAGAAGCGATTGATCTGCATTAGCGCTCACTGAACCAGCGGCACCAGGAACCATGACCTCTGGGCCATGCTCACCAACGAGGTAGGGCTGTCCTGCGCGAACCGGCCCTCCTGCTCCGCGAGGCTCAAGGAACGGCGAAGCGCCAGCGATCAGAGTGTTGAAATGCTTGCCCATGTCACCAACGAAGCCGCCTGTTGCGTTCGCTGTGGTACTCGCCGCATCCCCGGCTGCGGTGATCGACTTGCCGAGCGAAGCGACGATGTTCTCGCCCCCAATTTCGTTGAAGGCATTCAAGCCGCCAAACTGCCGCCCAGCACGCACTGATCCCCTGCGTGCAAACTGCATCAGGCTGAACAGCGTTCCGAATGGACCGGGGATAAAGCCGAACAAAGACTTGAGCGCATTCTCTTGTCCCGTGAAATCGGCTGCGCCGCGTGTTTGTGAGTACGCATCGAGCGCTAGGTTGGTGGCTAACCCTGGAGAAGCGCCGAACGATGCCTGTGCGGCAGCCGCTTGGTTGACCGAGTCGGCTAGAGCCCCTCCACCAAAGTGGCTGATCGTATCGATAGTCGCTTGGTAGCTGTCGTCAGCGAATAGGCTTTCGACGCTGCCGCCACTGGCATAGCCACGCCGACGCGAATGGTCGGGGTTGCCGTTGTTGAGGCTCGCAAAGAACGAGGGGCCATACTTCCGCACCGATGATGCGTTCATCACGAACTCACCGGGGCTCAGCATTGCTGGAACGGTATCGCTACGCTCACCACCGAAACCCGGCACCATGCCCCCAGCATTGAAGCCGAATATCTTTTTTACGAAGCCAAAGCCACTCTTCGCGATGTTCCCAAGCCCACCGCCGACGATGGACGAGAAGATCGAGCCCCCGCCGCCACCAGCTATGCCCAAGCTGTTGTTCAGAAACTGAGCGCCGGACGAGATGACTGACTTGGCCGCAAGGTCTGCGAGAGCCTTCTTGAGTGTGTCTGTAAACGACTTAAAGCTGAGTTCTCCCGACTGGAAGAAGTTGGAAAGGGTATTTTCTAGTGAGTTGAAACTGGAACTAACCGCGTCAGCAGCGTTCTGCGATTGATCGCGAATGCCAGTGAAGTAGTCCTTGGTGGCTTTGCGTGCCCCGGCGTTGAAAGTCTTGTCGACCGCCTCTTTTGTCTTTGTGACGTTTTGCTCAGCGAAAACGAACGCGGTGCCGGTCGTCTCGGCCGCACCGGCTAGCTCTTCCAAATTGTCAGTCGAGAACCCGAGCGACTTCGCTAGGCGCTCTTGAACGTCGGTGGCGACTTCACTGATCGTCTTGAAAATTTCTAGGCTGCCCAGAGCTTCCAGCAGTTCCGCCTTGAACTTGACGATACCTACGGTCGCCGCTGCGGTCCCGGCTGCGAATAGCGCGAAGAACTTGGGGCTACTGACCAAGGCGCTGACGGCCTTGAGTACGATCTGGCTTGTAACGATGGCCTTCGTGAACGTGTAGACGGCTCGAACGACGTTGGCGATGCGCCGAATAGTCATCGCACCGAAGACGATCAAAAGGCCCTTACCAATGCCCTCAAGGTTTCGGCCAACCGTGATGAACGCGAACTCTAGTCCTCGTAACGCTTTCACAAGAACCCGAGAGATCGTGTTGGCGTAGCCTTTTACGCCATTCATGCCCTTGCTCATGTTCCGCGTCAGGCGATTGATCTCAGCGTTGAGGCCAGCCTTACCAATAGCGAAGAAGACCGCGTCGACGCTGTCCTTGAAGTTCGAGAACGCGCCTGTGATCGTGGCCGCTTGCCGCTCGATGCCTCCAGCGAAACTCTTTTTAGCAATAGCATCGAGTGCTGCGATGATCGACGCCGAGTTGTTGTCGATCTGCTTGGTGACGCCACCAAACGCGATATTGACCTTATCGCCTTCTTTCCCAGCCTTAATGCCAAATTCTTTAAGACGCTCGAACTCGCCGACTGCGGCGTCGGCTACTGCCTCAGCCAGTTGGCTGAAGCTCTTACCCGAACCAGCAGCGATGTCGCCAAAACTGCGAAGCTGCTCCACAGTAGGCTTGATGCCTCGGGCGATGAGGATGTTAAACGAGCCAACAACCTCTTGAACCGAGAACGGCGTATCGGCCGCGAACTTCTGAAGAATTTCGAAAGCTCTTTTGCCGTTCTCGACGCTCCCTGTGAACGTAGTCAGGCTGGCTTGGAGCTTCTGGAACTCAGCATTCGTGCGAACTAGCTGTCTGCCGAGAAGACCGCCGCCCACGATAGTCGTGAGCAGCACGAACCTCTTTGCGAGAGATGCCACGGCAGCATCGGTACGCCGGAGACCGTTCTGGACCGATCTGAACGCACCTTGAGTGCGATCTTGCGCGGTGATCGGTAGGTTGAGCCTATCTGCCATGCTTCTGCTTTTGGTTCTTCAAACGGAAGTAGCTGCCCCATTCGAGAAACTCTTCGAGCGTGATGTCGCCCTCAAGTTCTTCGACGGTGCGATGAAGCGTCTCCGCGAGCATGAATAGGAATTGACGCTCGGGAGACGCCTTTAGTTTTTTTCGATTGCGTCCGGGTCGACCGCCATGATGTCGGCGGCCACGCGAGCAAGAACGGTCGCGTCGACCTTGTCCTTGATGGCTTGTTTGTCTTCGAGCGTGAACAGCTTCTCACCGCTACTGTCGAGCGCCTTCATAATGAGAACATCAGCCAGGACGTTGGCGTCGGCTCCATTACCTGATGACTTCTGAAGACGGGTCTGTTCCCTAAGCGTGAAGGGAGCGACGTAGACTTCGAGCGGTCCATTCTCGTCGCCCCACTCAGGGACTTCGATCACACGCACTTCACGGTTTTGAAAGTGAGCGACAGCGCGATCAATGACCCCGCTGCCGCCTGATTTCTTAGCCGCCATGGTTAGACCGTGGCCTCAGTCAAAGCGCCATTTCCGGTGAGCGAGAACGTAGCCTCGACCATGCCGTCGAATGACGAGGTGATGGTCTTGCCGGTGACGATGCCCGTGCCGGTGTAGTAGGTATCGCTCGAATCAGCGCCTTCGGGATATACGACGAAGGTGACTGAAGCCCCGACATCAAGCGCGTTCTGAGCCGTATCAGTTTCGTCCCAGAATACTTCTGCCGTACCCGACCAACTGGTCAGCCCAGCCTTGAAGGTGCGAACGGACGCGCCCATGCTCGTGTCTTCGATAGTGTCGCCGGTGGTGTCCAGCGAAAAGCTTCGAACCGACGCAACAGTATCGCTGCCGACTTTCAAAAGGCCTTCGCTGCCTGTGTGTGTAGCCATTTAGTCTACTCCTTTGTGATGGCCGCAACGGCCTTTGAGGTTCGGCGGGTCGCTGGCTTAGCATCAGCCTTCTTCCAGCCCTTGCTAACGAGGTACGCGACGCGTTGGTCGAACACCTCGATCTTTGTGCCCGAAGGCGAAATCATTTGAGTTCTCATGCTGCGTTCTCCAGATCATTCTCAGCGGTGACGTATTCGACAGTCACATCCAGTCGAACCATGCCGATGGGCTGCTCTCCGTCGTCGGCATACTCAAACTCGATGCCGGTGGTGCGAGTGTCGCGAGCGAGGTTGTTCTGCCGGATGTCGCCAGCAAGAGCCTCCTCGACTTCGAGTGAGATCGCGTCGAGCGTGGCATCGAGATTGCTCGTCGCAGACGCGAAGCCCTCGATGGTCAATGTGACCGCTCGTAAGGTGGTGCGAGGCGGCACCATCGTGAGCGCCTCGATCTCTTCGTTCTTGGTGTAGATGCAGAGCCCCGGCAGATTCCCCGCTGCCATGGGATAGACGCGGCTCGCGAAGACGCGAGAGCCTGTGGTCGTGAGGCCCGTCAGGTTCGTGACGACACGGTCCCTGATCTGTTTCCTCAGGTGAGCCATTAGTTCTTCTCCAGCACGAGAACTGTGACGCCAGTGCCTTCGGCCTGAATTTCCCGGACCGTGTAGCCAACCGATGAGATGCTGATCCCGTCCCCTACTGCGGCGGCACCCGGAAGGTCTGCGCTGGTGCAGGTGAATTGAGGCTGGGCGCTGATGACGCCGACACCGCCAAGCGGATCGACCTCTAGAAACTGATTGT